GCTCTGGAGATGTGGAAGGAATGGAACCCAGATACCTTGATAGTTGAGAAGAAAGCGGCGGGTGCTCCGCTCTTGTATGAACTACGCAGAATGGGAATTCCGCTACAGGAGTACACACCAAGCAAAGGAAACGATAAGATAGCGCGTGTAAACGCGATTTCTGACCTGTTTGCGTCTGGAGTTGTCTGGTGTCCCACAAATCGGTGGGCAGATGAGTTGATGGAGGAACTTGCCTCCTTCCCCAATGGCGACCACGATGACTTAGTTGACTCAACCTCGCAGGCTTTAATCCGTTATCGACAAGGTGGGTTCATTCAGATTGAATCTGATGAGCCTGATGATGTTCAATACTTCAGAAGCAGAAGACAAGAACGGTACTACACGGTGTAACTATGGACTTATCTTACAAAAAAGTGGAGGGTGGCTACTACCATCCAAATTCGCCAGAGTACAAGAGTTTCCTCAAGATGATTGAGCCAGACATCAAGGCTGGTGCAAAGCCTTTTGGCCCGCATGGCGTGTATGTTCCCAAGGAAAAAAACACTAGGCCAGAGGACTACATCCCAGCCCGTAGAGCCAACCCATTAAACAAGTTTGGCGCTAAAGACCGCATGGAAACCCAAGACTACGGCTATGACAAAGAGACTATGGGTAACCTCCTAGCCGCATACAAAGACGCAGTTAAACATCATGGCATTAAGGAAATGCACCCAGATGACCTAGCCAATATGGCTTTGGTCGAAGGTCGTTCAAACTTTGGTTACAACGAGTACAACAACAATAACAAGAAAGCCAACAAGATTGTTGAAGACTTAATCAAGCGAGGCCATGACCCGTATGCCGCAGGCTTCCCAGCCGCGCTTATGGACAAACACCAAACCGCAGAAAGACTTGGAGTACCTGTCTATCAGGTATGGAACGGGGCAGGCAAGGCCGCCAAAGAATACGCCAAGAAGATTGAACAACACAAATACGCAGTAGAGCATCCAAAGAACCAACCTCTGCGTCAGTTCATTAGAGAAAAGGTTGGGTATGTAGAACCTGACCAAAAGGTTGCCGAGTTAGAAATAGAGCCTGAAGTGTTTAAACGCGGCGGTTCTGTCAAAATGCCCGACAATTACAGCCAAGGCAACTGGAAACTTATTTAAGGATTAAATCATGGCAACAAGTTCAATAGACAAAAGTTTATACGCAGCCCCATTAGGGATGCCTACCGGTCCAGATATTGAGATTGAGATTGAAGACCCCGAGGCAGTGCATATTGGTATAGACGGACTAGAGATTGACCTAGAGCCTAAAGAACCAACGGCAGAAGATTTTGATGCCAACCTAGCAGATTTTATTGATGACAACGTCCTATCCGCTATAAGTTCCGACCTTCTAGATGATTTTGAAAAAGACCAAGGCGACCGCAAGGATTGGGTGCAAACCTATGTAGATGGCTTAAAACTCTTAGGCCTAAAGTACGAAGAACGTACAGAACCTTGGCAAGGAGCCTGCGGTGTATTCCACCCCATGCTCACAGAGTCGGTTGTCCGATTCCAAGCCGAAGGCATCATGGAGACATTCCCTGCTTCTGGCCCAGTCAAGACGCAGATTATTGGTAAAGAGACCCATGAGAAGGAAGAATCGTCTGTCCGTGTCCAGCAGGACATGAACTACCAATTGACGGAAGTGATGACGGAATACCGTCCAGAACATGAAAAACTCCTTTGGTCTCTTCCTATAACAGGCTCTGCATTTAAGAAGGTCTACTTTGACCCCAACAAAGGCCGTCAAGTTGCCGTCTTTATTCCTGCGGAGGATATCGTTGTTCCTTACGGAGCATCCTCAATTGAAGACTCCGAGCGTGTTACCCATGTAATGCGCAAGACTAAGAATGAAGTTCTAAAGTTACAAGAGGCTGGCTTCTATCGGGATGTTGAGTTGGGTGACCCATCCTATGAGTTGGATGATATTGAGAAGCAAAAGGCCGAAGAGCAGGGTATGTCGGCTATTCAGGACGACCGCTTCCGTATCCTTGAGATGCATGTAAACCTAGACATTAAAGGTTTTGAGCATACAAACGAGGATGGCGAAGAGACTGGAATTGCATTACCCTATGTCGTAACCATTGAAAAAGGCACGGGAGAAATCCTAGCCATCAGAAGGAACTGGTATGAAGACGACATCCTCCACACCAAGCGACAACACTTCGTCCACTACCAATACATCCCCGGATTTGGCTTCTACGGATATGGTCTCATACACCTTATCGGTGGATATGCTAAATCAGCAACGATGCTTATCCGCCAACTTGTTGACGCGGGCACTCTATCTAATCTCCCCGGCGGACTTAAATCTCGAGGATTACGGATTAAAGGGGACGACACCCCCATCCAACCCGGAGAATTCCGCGACGTAGATGTCCCTTCTGGAAGTATCCGTGACAACATCTTACCGCTTCCATACAAAGAACCATCACAGGTTTTATTTGCCCTCTTCCAAAACATCGTAGAAGAAGGCCGCTCGTTCGCCTCCTCAGGGGACATGAACGTCTCCGACATGAGCGCCCAAGCGCCCGTCGGCACAACTTTGGCTATCCTAGAGCGAACCCTAAAGGTTATGGGTGCGGTGCAAAGCCGTATGCATTACTCCATGCGTCAGGAGTTCAAACTCCTCAAAGTCATCATTGCTGACTACACGCCCGAGGAATATGACTACGAACCCACAGAAGGAAGCCGCGCGGCTAAGAAGTCAGACTACGATGACGTAGATGTAATTCCCGTATCTGACCCGAACGCCGCCACGATGGCGCAGAAGATTACCCAGTATCAGGCAGTCCTACAGTTAGCCCAATCAGCACCGCAGATATACAACCTGCCTCTGTTACATAGACAGATGATTGAGGTTCTAGGCGTTAAGAATGCTCAAAAGTTAGTACCCACTGAGGATGATGAGATTCCAACAGACCCCATACAGGAGAACCAAAACCTCCTTACTGGTAAGCCCATCAAGGCTTTCATGGAACAAGACCACAAGGCGCACATCCAAGTGCACCAATTGGCTATGCAAGACCCGAAGATTATGCAGTTGGTGGGTCAAAACCCACAGGCTCAGATGATTCAGGCTGCGATGTTGGCGCATTTAAACGAGCATATTGGCTTCGAGTACCGCAGGCAAATCCAAGAAAAAATGGGTTTGGCACTGCCTACAGAAGAGCAAAACAAGAAAGTTTCGCCAGAACTGGCAAACCAAATCGCCCAAGTTGCCGCACAGGCCGCCCAAGAGTTGTTTCAACAAAACAGCGCAGAGGCCAAGCAGAAGGCTGCACAGCAGCAAATGCAAGACCCAGTGGTACAGATGCAGCAACAAGAACTCCAAATCCGTATGGAAGATTTGAAGTTGAAGGCGCAAAAACAGCAGATAGATGCTGCACAAAAAGCTGACCAAATTCGTGTTGAAGAATCACGTATTGAGGCTCAGAAAGAAATCGCAGCAATGCAAGTTGCCGCGCAATCCGCTGCCAAGCGAGACCAGTTGGAAAAACAACAACAACTCGAAGGCACGCGCATGGGGTTAGAAATCGCAAAGAACAAGTTCCAAGCGATGCAAACCAAGAACAAACCTCCTAAGGAGAAGGCTTGAACCCTGACAAACTTCTGACGTACGTAGTTACAGAAATACAAAAACTACGCAACGACCAAGCCGTCTTTCTCAATGGAGGCGGTGCTAAAGATTTTGCCGAGTATCGGCATGTATGCGGGGTTATTCGCGGTCTAACCCACGCAGAAACCATTGTCAAAGACCTTGCGCAAAGAATGGAGTTTTCCGATGAGTGAATTTGATGTGTCCGCTGTGGATTTATCCGGCATCCTTAACCAGACCGCCGAAGAGAAAGCCAAGCAACTTCCTGACCCTGCTGACTACATGCTTCTGTGTGTAGTGCCTGAGGCGATGGAGGAGTTTGCCGATAGCGATATTGGCATCATTAAATCCAGCCAGTCCATGTATTACGAAGAAATACTTACTCCAGTATTGTTTGTAGTCAAACTGGGACCAACAGCGTACCAAGACAAAACGAGGTTTCCTAACGGACCTCGCTGTAAACAGGGCGACTTTGTCGTCGTGCGACCCAATTCAGGAACTCGCCTGAAGATACATGGTCGTGAATTCCGTCTCATCAATGATGATTCGGTTGAAGCAACCGTGCAAGACCCACGCGGAATTTCCCGCGCAGCCTAAGGAGCATTTATGCCATTACCAAAGTTGGAGGACGGAGAGTACACGCTCCCCGAACCTGAAGACACTAAGCCCATACAGGGTGAACTCGATATAGAAATTGAGGATGACACCCCACCCGAAGACAGAGCCAAGCCTGTGGTGGAGATAGATGACGCTGATGACGAAGAGTTATCGACGTACTCTAAGAGCGTTCAAAGCCGTATTCACAAGATGACCCTTGCGAAGAACAGCGAACGTCGTGCAAAGGAAGAAGCCCTGCGAGAGCGTGAAGCGGCTGAAACTTTTGCCAAGCAGGTGTATGAGGAAAATAAACGTCTTAAAACCCAGTTGGAAGAGGGAAGCAAGATATTTATTGACCAAAATAAGAGCACTGCTCAAATGGAGATTGACAACGCTAAAAAGCGGTTTAAACAAGCATTTGAGACAGGAGATTCTGACGAGTTAGCGTCAGCACAGGAGGCTTTGGCAAAGGCAACATTGCGCCTTGATAAGGCTGAAACCATGCGACCAATTGAGTCGCCAGACATTCCTTACGAAGAACCCAAGCAAAACCGCCTTGCTCCAACCACTCAAGAGTGGGTGGACAACAACAGCGATTGGTGGGGAAGAGACGAAGAAATGACTATGGCTGCGATGGGACTTGACAAAAAGTTGCAGAAGCAGTATGGTTCTGAATACGTAGGTACTCCTGAGTACTTCAAAACCATCGATAAAACGATGCGCAAAAGATTCCCTGAGCATTTTGAAGATGCT